CGAAGGATGCTTATCACTAGACAGAAAAGAACAAACCGATCGGAAGCGTCATCGGTCTGTTAATCTATATTGGTTAGACAAGTCTCGGACGGCTCATCGGCAATACTTTAATGACGATGCAGCCGTTATAATTCAACACGAAATGGACCACCTGAAAGGGGTAATGTGCAATGATTAACTTCTATCGTCACAAACTGGGTTTTACTTTCCGAGCCATATCTAAAAAGCAGCACCTACTATTCAATATTTCAATTGGAGTCGGCAAGCCTATTAACTCCTTCGCCAAACATTCAGTGTGGTTATTTATCAATGGTCCCCAAAAAATTGAGGGCATAAAAGCTTTTAGGGGCCTAGCGTTCCAAAAGGTGTGGGGGAGTCTACTCGATGGAAATCAAGATACATAATCCGAACCGCCTACCAACCATAGACTACCGGGGGCTCGAGCCTCTGCAAGGCAACCTTAAAGACCTGACCGAGAAAAACTACAATAAGCTCAAGACCGTATTGAACCGCCGCGGCTTCACCGTGCCGGTGTTCATCTGGAAGCATGACGGCGTGAATTACCTGATGGACGGGCACGGCCGGCAGCGGGTAATGCTCCGGGAGCAAATGAACGACGAAGGCAATTACGCTGTGCCCTATATCTTGATTGAAGCCAAGGATCGTCGCGATGCCAAAGCTCAATTACTGGAAATATCCAGCCAGTACCAAACTATCACGCAGGAGGGCTTTGACGAGTTTACGGATGAGCTAGAGAACGAGGACTTTGAGAACGTAGCTTTCGATGCGTTGCAGTTCGTGGCCCAGGGTGACGACGATACGCTTGAAGAGGATGAAGCCCCCCCCGTTGCCGATGTTGCGGTCAGCAAATTAGGGGAAATCTACAAGCTAGGCAGACATAGAGTTATGTGCGGGGATAGTACGGTCAAAGAGAATGTTGATTTGCTGATGGACGGCAATAAGGCTGATATGGTGTTTACTGATCCACCTTATGGAGTGGACTATTCTGGCCGAGGCCAGAATACAAGTAACAAGATTGAGAATGATGCGTTAAGCATAGAAGACACTGAGATTATGGTTAGTAGTGCATTAAAGAACGCATTTGATGTTAGTAGGGACGGGACTACTTGCTTTGTATGGCACGCAGACTCTAAGCCAGAACTAAGACCGCTGTTTGAAAGAGCATTCATTGGAGCAGGGTTTAAGTTATCGGCAACAATTATTTGGCTAAAGAAGCAAGCAAGTATGGGGTTCCAAGACTACCGAAGCAGGCACGAACCTTGCTTATATGGATGGAAAGGAACACGCAAAGAGAGAGTAACTGATAGGACACAAACCACTGTTTGGGAGTCTGGCAGGGACAGTAATTATGAGCATCCTACACAAAAGCCTGTATTCTTAGCAGCAACCGCAATCGCTAATCATAACCCAGGCGTATTGCTAGACCTATTCCTCGGCTCTGGCTCAACTCTTATAGCCTGTGAACAAACAGACCGAACTTGTTATGGCATGGAGCTAGACCCCAAATACTGCGACGTGATCCGCAAGCGCTACTGGAAGTTCATAAACGGCAAAGACGATGGTTGGCAAGAAAACACCCCGGTGGTACAATCAGGGAATGAACCAGCCGCTACCAACACCAAGCCCGCAGCAAGCCAACCTGACACCACAGTCCCAGTATCAAGGCCAGTCGTCCCTACGGCGAACACTGCAACGGTCGGCAGCCCTGAACCCGGACGGATCAATCAACCCGAGCCTCAGCAAGAAACCGGCAACCCGCAAACTGCAGCTTGATTTCATGAAGCGCAAGCTAGCAAACATGCCAAAACCAGCCACAAAATAGCCCAAAAGGGCACAAAATAGGCAGAAACAATGCTATTTGGAGTGCTATAATGAAGCAGTATCTAACCTGAAATATCAAGGATTTATCATGGCATACGAAGCCAATGCAGGCGCAGCCAACCTAATCCCCCAAGTAAAAGGCGAACCTGGCCATAACCCAGCAGGCCGTCCTAAAGGCTCGCTCAATATGTCTACTATCGTGCAGCGAGTTGCCAACGCCTCAATGCACAAAAATAGGCAGTTCTTAAACGTCAAGGATGTTAGCCGTTTGGAACGTCGTTACGGCAAAAAGAAAGTAGCCGAGGCGTTAGTTTGGGTTCAAGTGTCAAAAGCTCTCACGGGTGACACGAGCGCCTTCAATGCTCTACGTGAGGCCGGTTGGGGCAGAACTGTAAATGTTGGCGGACAAGCACAGGTTGAGGTTGTTCACATAATGAAGCCAGAGAAATTAGCACTGGCTCAAATGGAGAGCGCCGCCGAACAATTACGTCAACGTGCCGAGCGAGCTGTTGAAGCGGAGGTACTAGATGCAGTGGACAGCCCAACCGGGTCCTCAGACATTCGCCCTCTCGACCCCTGACGACGTCAACGAGATATTCTATGGCGGGGCTCGTGGCGGTGGTAAGACTGACACCGGCATAGTTTGGATGGGCGAGAAGGTAGACGAGCCGTTGTTCCGTGGCTTGGTAATTCGTAAGAACGCCAACGATTTACAAGACTGGGTGGACCGCGCTAGTCGTATGTACTCTGGTCAAGGCGTGCACATCGCTTACAGACCGTGGGAGTTATCATTTCCAAGTGGAGCTAAAATCATAACCGGTCACTTGAAAGACGATCAGAGCTACACCAAATACCAAGGTCAAGAATACCAACGCCAGTTGATTGAAGAGATTACCCAGATCCGCGACGAGAAACGTTATCTGCAGCTCAAAGCATCCAATCGCTCTACCGTTCCAGGATTGCGGGCTCAAACATTCTTGACCGGAAACCCCGGTGGTATTGGACATAGCTGGGTCAAGAAACGTTTTATAGACATCGCCCCCCACTACTCGATCTACAAGGATGCTTATGGACTAAGACGTATCTACATCCCGGCCACTATTGAAGACAACCCGATGCTATCGCAGAACGATCCTGATTACGTTCGTCAGATGGATGCCTTGAAAGATACCGACCCGGACCTTTGGAAAGCCTGGCGCATGGGTGATTGGTCTATCATCGCCGGCCAAGCATTTAGAGAGTGGAACCCGAATATGCACGTCAACGATAGCTTTGAGTTCAAGCTATCAGAGTGCAAGAAGTTTATAGGTTTCGACTGGGGATACTCCGCTCCTGGATGTGCGCTATGGTGTGCTATCACTCCAGAGAATAAGTACGGTATTGTACGGATCTACGTTTATCGTGAGCTGTACCTAACTCAAACCGAACCTCGCGAGTGGGCTCGGCAGTTCAAGATGCTGCAGAAGCTAGACGGAGTACGCGACCTATGGTTACCACCCGATTGTTTCAACAAGGAAATGGGCGAGTCAATCGCTGATATCTTTTCACGCGAAGGCAATATGAACATATTGCAGGCTAAAACTCCTAGTGGAAGTAGGCATATGCGTAAAGCACTACTGCACTCGGTACTAGCAGATGCCGATGACGGCCGACCTATAATCCAAATACATTCGAACAACCGTAATCTGATTAGAACTATACCGGAGCTAATTAACGACGATAATGATCCCGAGGATATAGACACCGACGGCGAGGACCACGCTTATGATGCCTTAACGTGTGCGCTTATCATGGTCGTTCCTCATTTTGCTCAGTCAGGCCCTATCAAATACAACGAATCAGTCCGCGAAATCAAAAGCAATCCGTTCAGTGTACTACCCGATAACTCGATACTACCGCCTGATTTGATGGAAGCAGTGGCTAAATATAACAGCCGGCCGCCAAGCAGACCTAGACCAACGTGATATACTGGGATTGTAATATAAGGATTTCTCTATGAACCTATCTAACTTACTAATCGCACTCTGGATCGTTTTAGTCTCTATCTCGCAGTACTTCATTAACTGGGTACAGTTCGGCAAAACTGGCCTCGTAGTTATCGGTATTATCGGCCTAGTCGGAGCATTGCTCTGGCTGTTTGCCGCGGACTTTCCAATCAACTTCAAGCGCCGGGTATAGCAATGGTTGGCGAGATTATACTGATAGTCGTGATTGTCTTAGGCGTGATTTGGCTGTTTAAACGGCGATGAGTCTACTTGCCTACTTGCGCCATTTTGGCCAACGTGATATTTTAAAGGCAGACGAATATATAATTAACCCCACGGAGATTCACATGGCATCATTCGACACAGTTAAGCAAAACGTAGAAGCAGCACTTGAGGCTGTAGAAGTTGATATTGAAAACGAAGTAGCACAGGTCATTAAGGCGAAACTGCTTGATCTGCAATCTTTCCTGAACAGTCAGCCAGTAGACACGACTCCACCTACTGATGCTCCAGTTGCTCCTGAAGCGCCTGTCGACCCTGCGGCACCAGTTGAACCCCCAGTAGACCCTGCACCAGTCGATGATCTGCTGGTGTCCGAAATTGATCCAAGTGTTCCAAGCTCAGAACCACAAACACCTCCGACTGACGTCGTAACACCTCCTGTTGACGGCAGCGAACCTGTGACCAACGAAGCAGGCGAGCCAGTCAACGATCCCAACGCTCCTCGCTAGGAGTAGCATGACACTCACCCAGTTTGTAGCCACCGAAAACTCTCAGGCGCTGGATTATGATAAGATCCCGGCTGATACTGGGCAGTGCGTACAACTAGTAGCCTATTATTGTGTCGATGTCCTTGGCATTACGCCGCCAATGCTAAACGCCGTGGATTGGTGGAACGACTACGGTAGCACGCAAGTCCTGGCCGATAACTTTACACGGATCCCCTACACCAGCGGAGTCTATCCGCAGCCGGGTGATATCGTGGTGTTTGGCGCCAGCAATAGTATCAACTCACCGCTTTATGGGCACATCGATATCTGCATAGCGGTTGGCGGACCAAGCGGCTATACCGGGTTTGACTCAAATTGGGGAGGCGATTATAACGCCCAAGGCTACCCTGTAGCCCATCAAGTGCAGCACAACTATACTGACGTTTTAGGTTATTTAAGATATAATGGAGGTACTATGCAACCATCCCAACCCACAGGCATGAATGCGAACGGCGTAACCGTAGTTATACAAGCGTGCTTTAGGCGGCCGCCAACACCAGAGGAAATTCAGTACTGGACTGGCCACCAGTTCGACGAATGCATCGATAATCTAGCAACCACATCCGAGTACCAAGAAATCACTGGCTGGATGGAAGCCGGCAAAAATGCAGGCGCACAGCCTACTGTGCTCGCGCCTGGGGTATATAAGGTAAACTGATGGCACTTTCAATCACACCAGTCACCAAGAAGCAATGGGGCAAAATCGTCCAGGCGTTTTTCTATGTCGGCGTATCGTTCCTGCTGGCAGCATTACCGGTATGGTTAGCCCACAACGCTACCTATATCGCCCTAGCCGTGCCGATCAACGTGGCACTGGTCACCTTGAAGCAGCTGATCACTAAGGACGAGCAGCAAGCATTAGCCGAAGTACCGCCAGCATTGCAGCCGGAAGTAAATCAAGTGGTCGCTAAAATTGAGTCCGAGGAGCCGGTCTTGAATGGCGTAGACCAACTTACAACGCCCGAACCTGCAGCCCCGGCCGCACCTCCAACCAAGATTGAAGTCACTGACGAAGCCGGCAACCTAGTTACAGACCCCAACGCTCCGCGTTGACAATGGGGGGGGGTCAGGATTATCATAAGCGCATACTGGCGATGCGGTTGTACATTTCTCAATTACACTCCACCTCACACATAAGTCTCTCAAACCGTTAAGCAATAAAATCAAAACGACTGGCAAAGCGCTAAAACAAAACAAGCGCCTCATCGCAGGCGCTTTATGCTAATATAAGGTCATGATTGTACCTACTCCGGCTCGCAAAGATCAAACCGTTGCCGTCATCACAATATCTTTAGACAACACAAATACCGAGGACTTGAAGAAGTTTCATTGTTCACTATGCGGCCACGTAGTCTTTAGTTATTATGATACAGCCCAGATTCTTATACCTAACGGAGAAACTGAACGGATCCAAAAGCTTAAGAATGCCTTAACCGAAGTTATGTGTCAAAACAGATGGGTGGATGCCAAAGGGCACACTGGGCGCTGCAAGACAATGTACATTCTAAATAGAGGTTAAAATGGATAACTCCGTCAGCCCATCTGACTACTACCCGCAGTACCGAGACGATAATACTCCTGGTATATCTGACCAGAGTGCCCGCTATTCGCTACCTTTGGATGACAACGATTTGTACACTTTAATACAACAGAAACGCCAGCAATCTAAACAGTTCGCTGAGAGTGATTTAAAGCTTGAGGATCGCCGTAAGCGCAATCGGGATTACTGGCGCGGCAAGCACTACGCTGAAGATGCAGGCTCGCCGGGCGATTACCACTCCGATTATATGGATCCAATTATCTACGAGAACTCGGAGACTCGCTTTACGCTTGCCTCACAACGTATGCCGGATATCATCTGCACACCGCACGATGACAATCAAAAGGCTGTCGAGGACGCTCAGATTATCGAGAAGTTCCTAAACAAGAAGGTGAACAACAAAGTCTCCCAACGTATGATGAAGGATGGTCTGCGGCAACACGAGATCAACTACACCGCCGCCATCAAATGTCTGTGGGATCCGTCGCTTGCTAAAGGCACCGGCGACTTTAAGTTCGTGCTAGTCCAACCTGATCGTTTGATGCTGGATCCAACTTCCACGATTCCCCACGACGGCTTTACAGCCGACAATATGGAGTTTATTGGCGAACTATTGGAAGAGCCGGTTGAAGTAGTCTATTCTAAGTTCCCCAAGAAAGCGGCCGATCTGCGTAACTTGCTTGAATCATCATCTAGTATCAGCGGCGTGCCGACGCCGAGTAAAATCAAATACGAAGAGTGGTGGCTACGGTACTACAAAGACGGCCAGACTTACGAGGCAACCTGCTGGTTCTATATGACCCTCTGTTTAGATCAGCAAAAGAATCCTTATTATGATTGGGATGGTTACAAGGTCTACCTGCCTAAGATGGATAAAGACGGCAATTACAAACAGACTGCTACGCTCGATAGCGAGGAGCGCTTCTATAATTACTTCGATGTTCCTCGCAAACCGTATATGTTCTTTACCTATCAGAATCTTGGTAACTCTCCTTACGACGACACTACCCCGATGGAGCAGTCAATTCCGACTCAAAGGTTGATTAACCGCGTCGGCCGGCAGATCGTAGAGATCTCCGACAACGCTGTTCCTAAGAAAGTATTTGGAAACCTCATCACGAAGGAAGATGCGCGCCGAGTATCAAGCGACCCGGACGAGTCTATTTGGTTGGATGCCCCGGAAGTCGACAAAGCGATGACTTGGATCCAAGCGAACCCACCAAGTCCTGAGCTAATGCAGTTGCTGCAGGACGCTCGCTCGCGGATGGATGCGCTATTTAATACGCACGGCCCTATAAAGGGCGAGCAAGGTGCAGCCAGTGAATCTGGCACTGCCAAACAAATTACTCGCGAGGGTGATTTAACCCAATCCGACGACTTAGTCGACATAGTCGTGGAGCGAGTAGTTTACGAGATGGCTGGCTGGGCCATGCAAATGGGTAAAATGTTCTATGACGAACCCCACTTCCTAAAGACCACCGGTAAGGATGGCTCAGTCCTGAGCGCGGAACTTTCACGTAAAAGTTTCGTTGAAGGTATCGATGTTGATGTCAAAGCCAACTCAGTAGATGCTATGACTAATCGTGCTGATGCTCTAAATATGGCTAGCCGAAAAGCGATTGATCCACTCTCGATGTTTGAAGACATGGATAAAAGCAATCCAAAAGAGCGCACTCGTAGGCTGATTGCCTTCTTAAATGGCGGCCAAGATGCCTACGCTACTTATCTGAAAGAGATTCAGGTCGAACTCGAAGCTAATCAGAACCCTCAGCCACCATTCACAGTTGGTGGTGACCAAACTGAGTCGGCTGAAGATGCTCAACACGACATTCAGCAAATGGTCCAGGACAACATCATCGCGCCACCCGATAAGTTTGATTCCAAGTATGTACAAACGGTCCTAGATTTCGTACACTCCGGCCAGTTCCAGTCGCTACCTGAGGATATCCAGGGCAATTTCAGAGACTTTGTGCAGCAATTATCTCAAAACTTCCAGAACTTCGCAGTAAATACTCCTGGTTCAGCGTTCACCCAAGGTCCAGCTTTGCCGGCAGCTCCACCTACTAATCCAGGCAATCTACCTCCAGCGCCTATTGCACCACAACCACCACCAGGAGTATAAATAAAGGCATGAATAGCTATCACGGTCCTACGCCAGTCACCGACACCGATATTGATATGGCTAAAAAGCATCTTAAAGAGACCCTGAAGCTCAAAAAGAAGGAGCTTAAGCTCAATAGTGATAAGATTAGTGAACACCGCGCCGCAGCGTCATCAACCGATAATCCCAAATCGGCTGCCTACAACCGCGATCACATAGCTGGTCACGTCAAAGATAATAAGACTATCAAGAAAGTCATAGCCGAACGCGAGGCTTCGATGAATACGATTAAAACCCTAAAGCCGGACCGTACATATAATGATGTGCGTAAGGGCAAGGTGGCTATAATGGCTAAACGAGCACAGTAATGGATGAAAAATCTGCAACGCCCCCAACCCTTGTTAACGCCGGCACACTGTTACTGGATCAGAAAAGGCGAGAGGCTAAAATGAAGCAAAAGCCTGAACTACCTACTACCCGCAAGAGCCGCGATATGCGAGCTATTAAAAAGAAGGCCAAACAATATGGAGCCAAGTAAAGATCAGAAAGTCCAAGCTAGCCAACAGGCTATTAAATCCGTGCTCGGAATGGCCGACGACCAAAAGTCCAAAATGAAGTCTGTTAAAATAAAGATTAAATTCGACACAGCCAAGAAAATGGCTGCGGTGCGTAAGAAAGCCAAGACTTTCGGCCTAGCTGATAAGAACGGGGTCACCAGATGAGCGAGCAAATAGAACCAATCTCTGCCAGTAAGACCAAAGTAGTCCACGTACTGCCTACTATCTCTTTAGACTCAACCGATATGCCAGAAGTTGCTGATTATGATGTTGGCCAAACATATGATGCTATCATTCACTGCGAGATGATTAGTAAACATCAGGGCGTTGATAGTTACTTTGGCGACGATGACAAACTTCCTAATGTCATCCGCGGCCGGTTTCGGATTATCAGTATTAAACCGGTAGACTCGACAACTAAAACGAGTAGTGATAAAATGAAAGCGATCAAGAACAAAGCATCATCATATTAACAAACGCAGAAAGCGGATTATGATACACAAGATTCGACACTACTTTATAAGACGAAAAGCACTAAGGCTCTTTGCCGATAAGTTCCTCTTTGAGCCACTACAACCTTTAGCTCCCCAACCTGGCCAAGTCGTAAATCCACCGACACAACCACAAACTCAGTTCAAGCCTGAACTCCCACAACAGCCTACACAAGCTGCTGAAACTCTACCACCGCAGCCAGTACAACCTCCGCAACAACCAAACGCTCCAGTTCAGCCTACTCAAATACCGGTTCAGCAACCCCCCGCAACTCCAGCCTCGCCGCAACCTGGCACCGTGGTATCGCCGCAGCGTGAAATCCTTAAGACTCTAGAGCCTATGGCTCAGGCCAAGATGGACGTAATCAATAGGAGGATTCAGTAATGGATCCTAATGGCACACAAAGCAACGCCGACGTAATGGCAGCTATTCAAGGACTGAAAACCGACCTTGAAAAGAGCTTTAATGACCGTATCGAGGCCCAGAAAACCGAGTTAGAAGAGCGGCTGAAGCCAATTGACGATATTAGCGACACTCTTGAAAAGGCTCGCCAATCTCAATTAGAGGCTGCCCAACGTCAGCAAGAGCTGCAGCGCCAGCAACAACCAGACTACGTTCCTAAAACCTGGGAGCAAGTCAGGCAAGATGCCGCCAACGATGCTTACCAGCGTATGGACACCGAGCGAAAGCAACGTGAGCAGCAGCAAACGGCTGAGGCCCAACGCCAAGTCAATGAAGAGGCGCAAATGGAAGCTGAGATTGACCGCGCTTTGCAAGCTCTAGAGCAAAACGGTTATCTACCTCCGGTCTATAATCCTAACGATTTCAACGATCCGGGAGTTGCCGCACGCCGTGAACTTCTCGGCGCCGCTTCACACATGGGCACTCCAGAATTAGATAAAGTGGCCGACACCCTAACGCAAATGCACAGGAGCAATATGTTATTCGATACTCAAACCAAGACCTACATATCAGCCGAAGGTTCACTGGCTCCACTGCCTGGCAAGAACGCTCCAGTCGGTAATAGCTCTACAAGTTCGCCATCCCGATTCAATGGTCCTACTACGCGTGAATTGCGAAATGCTAGCATGGACGATCTAATTTCTCTGGCCGAACAACGTGGCTATGGCCCAGTTCCGACCTCTGTTGTAGACCAGCCCGGCGGATTCTAATATTTTATAGTTGACAAGCACAATCCAACTGCGTTATATTTAACGTAACACAACGCGTTCAGCGGCTAAATCATTTATAAGGATCTAAATGTATTTTCCTGAACGTGTCCTCGCCCTCACACAAAACTACTTACTGCCCAAGGTTGCTGATAACGCATTCCGCTCCAACATTATCGGTCTCCGCTGGATTGGCCGCGGCAAGCAGGGTAAGGGTGAAAGTATCAAGAAACCGATCAAGTACGCAATCTCCGGTTACGCTACTTCGTTCGCAGGTCTAGACACATTCGTTGCCTCTCAATTCGTCACTAAAGTTCGTATGTCTTATGATATGCGCGGTATCCGCATTCCTCTAGCAATAGATGGTATGGAAGGCGTTGCCAACCAGAACTCTGGTGACTTGCAAATCACTGACCTAGTTAAAGAGACCTTGGACGAGGGTGCTCAGGAGCTCTCAGACGCACTGGGCGGCTACCTATACGGCACCGGCCTTGGTAACTCTAACAAGGATCCCGTTGGTCTGGGAGCTATCGTTGATGACGGTACTAACGTTACCTACATCGGTTACCTTTCACGCACGACTTACCCGGTACTTAAAGCAACACGAACTGCTGCTTCAAACGGCGCAATTTCGTTCCCACAGTTAGCTACACTTTACTCGAACATTTCCGACGGTTCCGACATGAGCACGCCTACTTTGGGCGCTGCTAACAACACGACCTGGGACTACATGGAGCAGCTATATACTCCAAGCATCCGCGAGAATTATCAGCAATTGGGTTACTACAACGTCGGATTAGGTCCAATTGAGCGAGTACCTCAGCAAGGTCTTTCAGGTCAAGGCGGCTTCGTAGCACTTACCTATAAGGGTGTCCCGGTGGTCCGCGACAACAAGAGTCCTACTGGCACTATCTGGTTCTTGAACGAGAACTGGATTGACTGGTATGGTTGGGATCCAAAGGGTATATTCGGCTACAACTCCGTCAAGATGGGTACAACCACTGTTGATGGTTTGTACACTGACTACCCAATGAGTCAATGGTCTGGCTTCGGCTGGAGCGGTTTCCGCGCACCATTCAACCAATTCGCCGGTATCGCAGACGTTATCCTGCTTGGTAACTTAATGAGCTGGCAGCCACGCCGCAATGGTCAGCTGTACGGAGTAACAGGAGTCTAGTATGCACTTAGAAGGTCAACCCACAGCAATAGATTTCGATCCGTTCCAGAGCGAACAGGCCGGTGCAGTTACTGGTCCTGTAACTGGATCACAGTTTCAGTACGTCCCAACTCATCACAACGGCGAAGTCGTGTTCCTAGCCGACGGCCGGGCATTTCGCTACGCCGTAGTTAACTCTTCCAACCCTCTAGTAGCTGGAACGATGAACACTCCGGCTGCTGAGAAAGCTAACCACTACGAGATTAGCCCGACAACTGCTGTTACCTCGACTACCGTTCCACCTTACCAGTCGACTAACCAGGTCACTTTGACCATCGGTGCAACCGCCGTAGTCGCTAACGAATATGCTGAGGGCTTCATCAACTTCAGTTCGGGATCTAACGTAGGTATCTCTTACCAGATTTCCTCACATCTTGCAGCTCTGTCGTCTGCTACCACTTTCGTAGTTAACATCTACGACTACTGGCAAAATGCTATTGCTACGTCCGACACAGTCGACCTGGTTCACAACCAGTGGGCTAACATCTTGCAAAGCACTGGTTCGTCTGACCAAACTATCCGCGCTGCCGGTGTGTGTATGATTGCTGGAGCTGCCTCATACGGTGTATGGGTAGCCACTAAAGGTCTGGCCGCTTGTATCGGAGATGGTACGGTCGCTGTTGGTACGGAACTTGTACTGTCTAACTCAACTGCTGGAGCTGTCACCGGTCGCTCAACGACCTACTCGACCGCCGTAGCTCAAATCAAGGTTGGTGTTGCCGGCCTGCAGAGCGCCATCGCTACCAACGCCAAGCCAATCTTACTAAGTATCGACTAATGGAAGCCAAGGAGGTTGTCGTCGAAACACAAGGCACAGAGGACGGCTCCGACTTAGATGAGTCGCGCCCCCAAAACGCTGAAGTAACCGTAGACATCCTTGAGGAAACCACATGAAATTTTTTGAAGATAACTTTCCAGACTGGCTCAGTGGCGTAAACTTTAAAAAGGGCGTCACGATTGGGTCAACCACGACCAACGCTAACCTAACGGTTAATGGTACGATTACTTCTACTGGCGCGAATAGTAAGACGAATGCCCCAGTTAATACCTTCACGCCTGTGGCGGTCAATGTTACAGCCACACTTACTGCGGCACAGGTAGCCACAGGTTACATTACCTCGACTTCAGCTGCGGCCGTAACTATGACCTTGCCTACTGGAACCTTACTCGGTGCAGCTCTTGGCGCAACCCAAGGCACTGAATTTGAACTAATTATAGACAACACTGCTGGTGCTAACACGGTTACTATCGCCGTAGCCGTAAACGGTATCCTATCGGCCGCCGCCGCCGCCGGATCAGGCGCTGGATTTGGTCTCTTGACTGTGCCTTCAGGAGTTACAGGCCAAGGTCAGTTCACGCTGATGTTCTCCTCGGCTACAGCCTACACTTTCTCGCGCACCGCTTAGTATAGACTTGCTCGCTCTGGTTGTGATAAACTGAACGTGTTATACTTCAAATACTTAATACAAGGCATACACAATGCAACCACAGGACCTTGAAGAACGCTTAGAGCGGATCGAACAGCCGACATCCAAAACGAACGAAAACGATACTTTATATGTTAAAAATGTAGACATTGATTGCGCCGAAGATACTTATGATTCAGTCCGGGTGTCCGAAAGATTCCGAGATCCTGAATCTGGTCGGATTCTCACCACTTTTAAAGAGCTTAACTTTCATTTCAACCACGCCGATGGTTTTCAGGTTCGCTGGGCCGGCCAACCCTTCACCTTGAAGCCTGGTGAGACAGCTAAGATGCCACGTTATTTAGGCGAGCACTTTGCTACTCACTTGGTTAATCATATGCTCGATAAAAGAGGCCCAAACGCGCGGAGCAATCCTATGCTCCGTCCTGCTGAACTAGAAAAGATTATTATCCAAGAAGAACCCTTCTTTAGCGCCGTGGCTGACTCAGTTGGCACAGCTGCTCTAAAAACCGTGCAGGATCTAAACGAGGGAAATGCCCCTATAACCGAGGTTGCTGGCCTAGAATTCAATCACGGCGGTGCTAAGGGCGCTGAACTCAAGGAAGACGAGCAGATAGCCCGCGATCCGCTGCACCACGTTGAAGCCCCCCCAGAAGAGACCGAGGACGTCATTAAGAGAATTGGTGTTGAAACGCCTGAAGATGGCATGAATGTTCCTGAGGATTGGAAAGGCTACTCGCGTGTGGAGCTAATCCAGCAAATTCGTAACATGGATCCGGCTTATAAATTCCCCCAAGAGACTACCAAGGCTCAGTTAGTAAGTATATTAAAGAAAATAGCAGGAGTTTAATATGCCCCCAGAACCCGGTCCACAAACACCCGAACAAGACCAAGCAGCGCTAGACGAGAAAACCTGCGGCGAGCACATCTCTTATTGGCTCAAGAAAATGGGCTGTTCGATGGTGCCGATTATCGAACTACGAGCTGGGCAAGTCGCCGCACGCATTGATATTGTAAAAATCCCTCCCGATATGCTGAAACAGCTCAGGAAAGCCGAGCGAGATGGAACCCAACCTGTCGGACCTCCAGCGCCAAGCGCATGATAACTCGGTTGAGGCCGGCAAAACCTTAGCAGACGCTCAAATCAAGCTGGAAAAGGCCGAAAAGCTGCTCCAGGAGGCCAATATCCGGATGTCTAACGCTCGGAAGTTCGAAATTATCCTAAAAGAGCGCCAAAAGAAACTCGATCGGGCATTTGTGCTCCTAAATAAGCAGAAACGCTCTATTCAGGCCCGAGAATTGAAAGCAAATGACCGTCAATTACTTGTGGATGACAATACTAGGCAGTACTGATATAATACTCGTATAGATACGCTCTCAGCGGCAACCTCAAAGGATTTTCCCTCATGGGAATGAAGTTTCAAGACTCGACTACCCTTAATCAGGCCACCTGGAACTCTAGCACGACAGCTGGTGCTGCAGGAACTGGTGCTACCGTACAGGCTTACGAGTGGGGTTACCAAAGTGCGCTTATCACTACTCAAAATACTGGCACCGTCAGCGCCGGAACTATCACTTGGGAAGCCTGGGATGGTTATAACTGGTATGTTGTACCGACTACGCTAGGAACTACGGCCGCCACTATCGCGACGACTTATACCTTGACCACCGGTTCAGCTTATTTCTACGCCAATGTGAACGGATTCAGTGACTTCAGGGTACGCCTTTCAGTCGCTATTACTGGTTCGGGTTCGGTATTGGTGAATATCAACTCCTCAGGAGCTAGCGCACAAAACGCAGGATAATGTTTGACAAGCGCCTGTCTTTAATAATATACTTAGAGCAAATACGCGTTTCCAGCGGCCAACTCTTTAATCTCTTTCTAGGAGAAATCTAGTGTCAAAGATCTACTCAGTCGTAAACGGTGCAGTTGCCGGAGCTGCAGCTCCAGTTAAAGTCACTACCGGTACGGCAATCAAGACGCTCATTCAGTTGGCTACAAATGCTACTACTACCGCCATTCGTGTCAAACAGTGGTCAATCGAGTTTGACGGTTCTACCGCAGCCACTCCGATTGAAGTCGAACTTATTAGGGTAGCGTCCGTGGCCGCCACCGTGACTGCTTATGCCGCTGCTGATATTGCCAAAGTTAACGATCCGAACTCTCCAGCCACGTCTATCCAATTGGGTACAGCACTTTCAGGCTATACCGCTTCTGCTGAAGGTTCCGTCTCTGGTGTATCAGGCTTTGAATCTCACCTAGTTCCTCCAACCGGCGGACTTCTTATTCAGTATCCTCTTGGCCAAGAGCCTGAAATTGCCGTCGGTACTTTCCTCCGGCTGCGCGTGACTGCCACTGCTGCAGTGAGCGCTTACGCCAACATCGTCTGGGAGGAATAGAATGGCTGATACTCAAGATACTCCTGAGCAAATTGCAACTCAGTCAGTTTTAACCGACTCTGCTACAGGGAAAACAATCACCGCACCGTTCTTAGTCCTTAAGGTAAATGGCGAAGATTATCATTTTCAAAACTGGGAATCAGTAAAGCTTTGGGCTGAATCTAAAATAACCTAGAGAGGAGTAGCGCATGAGCTATGATGTTCACTCTAGGGAAGGCTACTCGACAGTCTTAACAGCTCCCTCTCCAGCTAGTAGCGGAACATCTTTAACTGTGCAGAGTGGAAACGGAGCGTTATTTGGTAATCCTCAAAACTGTACAGTCTGGCCAGCTGGAGCCCAACCAACCACGGCTAATTCTGAGGTAGTTCGTATCACTAATATCTCAACGGACACTTTTACCATTACTCGCATGCAGGAAGGAAGTTCGGCACGTTCTATTTTAGTGGGCGACCAGATATCTAACACGATTACTCCTAAAGTCATAACTGATATAGAGGGGCTTATAGTAGCCGGTGCACCCGTTTGGCAATATTTAGGATCTACATCAATTACAGCAACTCCAAGCACCGCTAGTACGTCATATGTTTTAGTAACAGGAGTAACGACAGGTGTAACTGTGCCAACAGGGGTGACGAAAGTTAAAGTAAGTGTTAGTGCTTACTTGATGGGAAACATTAGTGGAGCTACTGGAAATGTTGCCATATATAAAGGTGCTACTTCTGGGGCACTAACTACTCTAGTTCAGGATTTTAATATAAATGCTGGTGAATATTTTAAATCTGCAGTCGTTATAGACAACTCTCCAAGTGCAGGGGCACAATACTATTCGCTAGCCTATAAAACGACCAACGCCTCAGACGGCTTCATAACCTATGTTGGTTCTGGTAACTCAATATCTATCTTAGTGGAGTGTTGCTAAAGGAGCTTTAAATGTTTGGCGGCGTTTATTTTGGCCAACCATACTTCGGCCAAGGATATCCAGTCCCCGGTATTCTATTCGATAACTCTTCTTCATCGGGGTATGAGGCTAGTCTATCGACTTACAGTTGGAGCCATACCTGTGCTGGGCCTCTAAGAGGGTTGATAGTAAACGTTTCCATATTCCTTACAGGACAAGTTGCCTCTATAACCTACGGTGGAGTTAATATGGTGTTCGAGCAAGCTAACACTATAGGTGTCTATAGGAATGAGATGTGGTCACTGCCCGCTCCTGCCTATGGTTCTAACACCGTAACGGTTACTCTGAATACCAGTGTCACCTCAATAGCGAGTGCTTCATCCTATAATAATGTCGACCAATATGATTGTGTAGAATCCAGTAACGGATCGACTGGTAGCGGAGTGAGTACCCCCAGTGTCACTGCCACAACAATAGATAACAATGCTTGGGTAGTCAGCGGATTAACCACTTCCAATACTTCTATGACAGTGGCAGGAGGTGCTACGCAACGCACTAATAACACTGGTGCTTTAGGCACAGGTGCTATGAGTGACATTGGCCCTGTCACTCCTGCTGGCACTCAAGTCATGAGTTGGAGTGCTGTAGGAAGCTTGGACAGTTGGGCGATAGGTGAAGTCGTTTTAGATCCTTATATAGATAGAGTTCTTTTACCTAATCCTGGGATAGTTAGATTACAAGCTGTTAACAGATCGGGTACTTACTAATGGCGCGTTTAGGACGTTCATACCCTTGGAGGGGATCTGGCCTCAAACAAGCTGGCGTAGTTAATCCTGCGCCGTCTATTATATTCCTACCAACACTAGGGGGTCATACTCAGGCGGTTAGGCGGTCTCAAGAATCTTCTCTTAGGCGACCGAAATCTACCAAATTATTTCCACCAACTGTAATCAGCCCGAAGCCTAACCTGTTTCTTCCTACACTTATAACTCATCTTACCGCCATCCAAAGGTCCATGGATGCACATAAATTTAAGGGTAAGTCCCAGTATACTGGGACTAATTATTCATTATTAAATCCTCCTGTATTCCTGCCTACACTCGGCGTTAAGTTACAAGCCGTAAAAACAAACCAAGTCATCACCAGACGCTTTAAGTATGAAGTTAAGTTATTCCCGGCGACTACCATCAATCCTAAGCCAAACCTCTTCTTACCGACTTTAGGCACTCATTTAATAGCTGTCACAACTGACCGCAATGACTACAAGTTCCGTGGTAAGTCACAGTATACTGGCATACCTTATTTGCTACTCAGGAAACCGCCATTCTTGCCAACGCTAGGCACTCATTTACAGGCAATACCAAGAGCGCTTAATCAGAAACAGAAAAAACCATATAGTACGAAACTACAACCCGCGAGCGTGATTAACCCGATACTTATATTCCTACCAACAATAGGGAGGTTCTTTTATGCTATCAATAAATCCCAAATAGTACATCTTGCTAGACAACACAGTACAAAGTTACGACCTCCTCAGGTAGTTAATCCAGTAATTCCCGTATTACCGAGCTTTACCCCTAACTACGAACTTCCAGTAGATACTCTATGGTATGAAAACCCTACTTACTTACAAGGTGCGGTGGATTACGACGATCCCAATACCTTATATGATGCTAGCTATCCTTTTGACGGAGCTGTTACAGGGAACATTACCTCAGTTTACCCTGCGACTGATGTACTGTGGGAAAATCAAGACGTTATAGGTGATACATTGTGGTCGCAGAACCCTAACTACTTAGACGGAGCAACTCTATACGATGCTCCAGTTTTCTACGACGCTTCAATCCCTTATGACGGAACAGATAACCTAGTGTCAGTTTACCCCTCAAGTGATACAATATGGTCAGGTAATAACGATGTCTAATACACTTTATCCAGGCGCACTTGACCCCGAACAATACGATCCTCAAACGACCGATACATTAGCCTCCGCACCGCACCATTTGCAACACGGATTTGCTAATGACGCTATCGTAGCGATTGAGACCAAGCTTGGTGCCGGTGCGTCCGTGGCATCTGCGAGTAGTTTCCTTGTCGGAATAGGCCCTAACGATAGTGAATGGGTCAATACCCTTACAAGCCCTAGCATCACTACGAGCCTAATAGACGCTAATAATAATGAGTGGATCGGCCAGACTCCAACTGCAGGAGCAGTTAATTATATAAATATCGGGAATAGTTCAACAGGAAATGCTCCAACTATTTCCGTACTTGGAACCGATAATAACATTTCACTCAACCTAGTCCCCAAAGGCGCTGGTAAAGTCCAAGATAACGGTTCGAATATGATAGACTTTAGATCTTCAATGGGAAACTTTGTGCAGTCTGGAGCGGTCTGGAGCACTGGGTCGGGATTAGTCGGATCTATGACCGCAGGGGTATTTTGGATTGCTGGTGTCCAATACTCTCAAGTTGCAGTCGGTAGTCATACCTTTGGAGCTTCAGATGATACTTATGTGGACTACACAGTGGGGACGGGGATAACTTATACGGCCGTTTCTAATGGCTCTGCCTCTCCTTCTTTGGCTGCTAACTCTATCCGACTAGCCAAAGTAGTTACTGGAGCATCATCTATAAGTTCAATCACTCAAATAGGCGGCGATTCTCTAGGTAATTTATATTCTCCGCCTGGACCAGTCTATTTGAACAAAGTATCTAATAATTATAAGTTTAGGGCATACCGTAATGCTTCACTGAACTCTGCAAGCGGTAATGAATTGATCACATTCGATACGGAGGTCTATGATAGTGGCGATAATTATTCGACCTCGACAGGTAAGTTTACCGCGCCAATACCAGGGTTTTATAGATTCTATTCCTTCATCCAAGCCAGCGGAACTCCAGCGACAGCATGGCAGGTGTTCATTTATAAGAACGGTAGTGTGCTCACAAACGGTATCAACGGAGCTGCGGTGAGCAACGTCTCCTCAAATGTTTACGACGAGATACAGTTAGCTACTGGTGATTACATCCAGATCTACCTAGGTTCAGGCGGATCTACCGCCATTGTAACTGGTATAGGAACGTGTTTTGTAACAGGATCTCTAGTAAGCGGGAACTAATATGATTACCCTAGATGAAGCACTTCAAGACTGCCAAGACCAGACCTCAGATACAACCTCTGACTCTCAAGAGAAGTTCATTCGCTGGTTAAATCAAGGCTACCAGAACCTTATTGCTACATTCGGCCGTCCTGGCATTGAGAAGATTACAAACACAACCACACAAGTGCCTGGTAACCCTCTAACTGATTCTAACCGCAATTATCAGTTGCCTCCCGATTATCTATTCATTAAAACAGTAAAGATTCAAATCGGCTCACGCTGGTACCAGCTTCAAGAAGAGGAATCAACCGAGATGTGGAACTATCGCATTGAGTATGATATTGGCGGAATACCTTCTCTATACTACATAAATGAGAATTTCGGTATTGGTTCGGCCGAGCTTCAAATAGACCCTATATGTACGGCTGTGAACTATGTCGGTTCAGGTTCTACCTATACTCCGACTTCTGGTAATGAGACGGGCACGGAGCTAAACCTAACCTTCTCTTCTCTGCCTAGTTTTGCGACAGTCGGAGCTACAGTCGACTTAGCTGGCTTTGTTATGGCTTCAGGGACTAACATAAACGGCCAATATACTATTCAACTAGTTACGGGAAATACTGTTACGATTACCCTCGACACCACCGTAAACGACACTATTACGACTATGGGTACTATGCAAGGCACGACGGGGACTGGAGTTCCAATGCAGATAGTCTATGAGTCTTCGGATATCAAACTAGACCATGTAGGCATTACGCCTACTACTGTTAGTCCGTTGGCACCGACCCTGACATTCACCTATAACAGCAATATCGTTAGCTCTACCGTTCCAATATTCCTGCCCTGGATGGCGCTTGGCTCAACCTATATTTCTACCGGTGACGACGGCGATGGTAACTGGTATAAAATCGTCCAAGTTAATAACAGCTCTAATGTCACCATCGGAAACGTCTATCAATCAATCACCACCCACTCTACAAACGGCTGGTCGGTCAATCAGATTATGTCGCTGCACGTCGATATGCAGGACATCCCAGAGGACTGGGCTTTGTGGAAATACTACAAATACAAAAAAGATGCCAAGTGGCGCGATTATTACGCTGCATCCTATGCTGCACGGCTGGCGGCCGCTAAGGGTAACTGGGCTACTAAGAGTCGTAGCTCGATTATCAGGAGTAAAAACGGACTCAGTCGCTGGCACAGTTACCCGGGTTGGTTCCCGGCCGCCGGCGTCAGTTCTTAGGGGTAGATTATGCCTCCTAATACAGCCTCATTTGTACCGCCTTCGTCGCCAGACGCTCAGGGTGATGAAACCGAGAAACAGTGGATCATCGACCAATGGTACGGTGGAATAAGCGATACCGAGAAACAGATAGTCCGAACTACCTACCTCCTAGAAAAACAATATCAGTTCTACTTTGGGGCCAATGTTAACGTCTTAAACGATGGTGGATGGGTGCAGTGTAACCGTTCTACCGTCCTCGACTCTCCTGCGGGAATGATTAAAGCTCTACCTAAGTGGATGGTGTCGGGGCAGCCCTATGTCTCCGATGTATTTATCTATGACGCTTTGGGGAATATGTACTCCCGGGACCAAAACGGCGAATATACATGGCTGTTCCAGGCCCAAGATTCTCAGGGCAATGGCCTTGGGATGTGGCAGGGCTACTTGTACTACACGACCAACTCATCTATAGGAATCTACGGGCCGCTTGGTTCGCCTAACCCAACTCACAATGACAGTTATCTGTCCCAAGGACTAAATAATACAGCCAACACCGGGATAGCTCCTATCAATACCGATCTACCATTCCTCGCGATCGGCCACGGTAATAATGTTGGGACTTTTGACGGTACGACCTGGACGCCTAATCGTCTGACCGTACCAGTAGGCAGTTATGTCCGGTCTCTGGATCTCGCCAATCAGATGCTAGCCATTGGCACTGCGTCGGGCCCCGGAACATTGAACACCAACGTGGGATATATTCTGTTCTGGGATGGGGCCAACTATACCTA